GTCTCTAGCAATAGAAACATTTGCGTTAGCTTCTGGTTTATGATTAAGTGATACTCGATAAAGAGTGGCCCCACCACCAGGAACAATACCATCAGCTAAAGCTGCTTTAGTTGCGAATAATGCATCTTCTACACGATCTTTTTTCTCTTTGATCTCGATATCACTATTACCACCTACAGAGATAATAGCAACGCCTCCTACCAACTTACCAAGACGCTCTTGCAACTTCTCTTTCTCATAGAATGAAGTAGCTTGATCAATCTGATCTTTGATCTCCATAGCACGATTAGCAATTGCTTTTTCGTCCCCTTTACCATCAATGATAGTAGTCTCTTCTTTAGATACAGTAATAAGTCGAGTTGTACCTAAGAACTGTGATAGTTGTTGTGTAGTTAGTTTGTCTAACTTAAGACCTTTGTCTTTAGAGATCACTTGGCCACCAGTCAAGATAGCAATGTCTTCTAGAATCAAAGTCTTGCGCTCACCAAAGTCTGGTGCTTTTACTGCACATACTTGTACAATACCACGCATCTTGTTTACAATCAATGTTGCTAAAGCTTCGTCTCCAATATCTTCAGCAATGATCAACAACGGCTTATTCTCAGAGTTTGCTTTAGTCAATACTTGCAACAACTCTTGTGCAGTTGAAATGCGACCATCGTAAAGTAGGATATATGGATTGTCAAGCACAGCTTGCATTGTCGTGTTATTAGTTACAAAATAAGGTGATTTGTAACCACGATCAAACTGCATACCTTCTACAACTTCAAGAGTAGTCTCACCTGACTTAGACTCTTCAATTGTAACAATACCATCACGGCCTACTTTATCGATAGCTTCCGCAATCAAGTTACCAACCTCCGAATCGTTGTTACCTGATATAGTTGCGACTTGTTTAATTTGTTCTTCTGATGATACATCTGTCGCTAGTTCTTTAATCTCATCAACAATCTGATTAACAATATTATCGATCTCATTCTTGATCTCAACAGCGTTTACACCTTGACGAATCTCTTTTAGACCTTGCTTAACAAGCTCAGTTGCAATCAAAGTAGATGTAGTTGTACCATCACCTGCTTCATTTGCACTCTTGATACTAACTTGCTTAACAAGTTGAGCTCCTAGATCTTCGATGTCGTCTTCTAATTTATGAAAGGCTTTAGCAACAGTTACACCATCTTTTGTAACCTTTACTTCACCATTTTGCTCACGAATCAAAACAGTACGACCACCTGGTCCTAATGTAGATGAAACTGATTGATTCAACTTTTCTATACCTTGTAATAGCTTTTCTTTAAGCTCTGTTCCAAAAACGTTTTTTGTTGTGCTCATTGTTGTTTTGTTTATGATACGATTGCAAATATATCTGTCTCTTTACAAATGAAATAGTCTTGACCATCTAGAACGATTCTTTGTGAACCTAGTTTAGGGATCAAGACAATATTTCCTTCAACTAACTTAGACTCTACATGAGTGTCTGTGTTGAAGTTATAGGTTAAAGATGTGGAAACTACCTCTCCCATTTCAGGCCTTTCTTTACCAAGGTCTGGGATAATGATGTTACCAAATGTCTCTTCTTGTGTTTCGATTGGCTTTAGTATAACGTAGCCGTTTAAAGGGGTTAATTTATTCATAAGATTAATTTACAACTTCTAATTCAATTATTTTATTACAAAAATAGAGTGAGCCTTCTTTTTTAAAGACTGCGTCCACTCCTAACCATTCTTTGAGTAACATAGCATCCTTAACTCTTTCTTCAGAGTAAGTCCTTTTTACTTCAAACAGGTCTTCGTTTACTTTAATGAAATTTATACAGCGTTGAAACATAACTTAATACTTGGTAGGCCGTTTACCCTTATTTTAGTTCAATTCTCTTGATAGCTTTTCCTTCTGCTACAGGAATAGTTAAGGTAAGAAGCCCTTTGTCTAAAGCAGCTTCTAACTTGTTTAGATCAAACTTAGAAGATATTTTCCAAGTCAGATCAAAACCAGACCTTTTGATGCCTCTGTAGATAGCAGCTTCTTGATCAACTGGTTTTACCTTTTCGTATTTGATACGGAGTTGATCACCTTCAACTAGAATGTCAAGGTCTTTTTTGTCAAGGCCTACTGCGGCAATTTCAAATCGAATGCCGGCTTCTGTTTCGTAAATGTCTACTGGGTGTGTTACTTTCTGCGTAATCGCAGCGAAATGGGATTGTGACTCTAACAAGTCTCTCCAGAGCAGGTCAAATGGATCCAGCTCAAATGGTTTAAATATACTCATCGTTTTTAGTTTGTGTTGCCTTACGGTCAACGGTTAAAAAATTAATTGTTCAAAACTAAGGCCTACCAAGTACCTTTCTTAATAAATATACAAAACTAGAAAATAGTGGAAAAATTAATATATCTAGTATAATAAAAACCCTCAATTAAGAGGGCGTCTACTTTTATTTTTTTATCATAAGATTATTCGGCCCTTGTTTTTTAAAGGTCTGAAAACCAAATTTATTATAAAAATCAGTAAGATCTTTTAAATTAAGACCTTCACTTCCCATAGGACTAGCATTTAAATATATGGGAGTCCAACCTAATTGCTCTGCTTTATCTATAGCTTTTTGTGTAAGAATTTTAGCGTATCCTTGACCTTGATAGTTTTTATTTATTTTTAAATGTTCTATTTTACCTATAGGATCTCCTTCTAAAACTTCTAAATTTTTTATTTCATCATCTGATAAATCATCTAAAAATTCATATTCAGGATATGTCATACTAAGCACAATAAATCCTATATTTGGAATAGATATTTTTATTCTATCTTCTTCTTTTTCAGTTTTTATTTTTATGCTCTCTATTAAAAGATCAACTAGTTTAATCATAATAATAAATATTATCTAATGTCCGTCGCGCAAATTGGAAGCTAGTGCTGGAGGTGCTTTTAAGTCAATACTTAGCTTGGTTGTGTTCTCCATTAAATCCTGGACGATCCTGGCCGCTTCTTCTGCTTTTGCATGATCTACTTCAATTACCAACTGGTCATGGATTTGAGCACATACCCAACCTCTGATGCCGATCTCTTGGAACTTACGGTTGATAGCCAAAGCTGCACGGTTTACAATTGAAGCAGCTAGACCTTGAATCTGGACGTTACAACTATTGTTGAGTCCATTGATGTAGTCACGGCTTAGGTTCTTGATGTTGTCTACACCATACTGCCTTTCCATCTGCTTCTTGATGTTCCAATCAAGTAGATCATCACCTATCTTGTCGTAGATAGCTTTTACTTTTGGTAAGTGGCGAATACGACCGACTTGTGTTTTAACATAGCCTTGCTCTTTAGCCTGCTTCTTAGATCTTTCCATCCACTTCTTGAGTTCAGGGAACCCGTTCAAATAACCATCAACAAGCTTCTTTGCATCTTTTGTAGCAATTCCTAAGTTCATGCCTAGAGCGTAAGCACCCATGCCATAAGGTATACCTAGAGCATAAGCCTTCGCTTTATTTCTTAGTTTAGGCTCAAGCTTACGTAAGAAGTTAGGTGCTTTTTTATCTGGTGAATATTGACTAAGACCTTCTGTCTTGATTGCAATCGTAGAATAGAAGTCCCAGTTGTTACGAAAGATGTCTTTAAGGCCTTCATCACCTGATACGTGAGCAAATGTATGTGGCTCAAGTGATTCATAGTCACAGTCAACAAATATGTTATGCTCTTCTGGAATAAAGAATGCTCGAATTAAGTTGTTGTACTCAATAACAATAGGTTCATCATCACCTTCTTCTTTAGGTCTAGGAAGCTGTTGAGCATCTGAACCATAACGGCCAGATACTGTGCCATGTTGTTTGTAATAAAAGTAGTATCGACCATCTTCTTGATTGTCAAGAAAGCGGTCCATATATGTTGATTTGATCTTAAGTAGTCGGTTATAGATACGTAAGTGTCTAGCCCATTCATATTTGCCTGCAATAGACTGCACAGTATCATCGTCAAATTGAGGCTTACCTGTTTTAGTCTTAGATAAAGGCTTAATGCCTAGAACACCGAAAGCAATCTCACCTAGTTGATCTTTTGATTGAATGTTAAAGAACTGCCCATCATTATCTTCTTTCCAAAGTCTAAGACTAATCTTAGTCACCACCTCTTTATCAAGCACAGCATCATCACCATGTAGCAAGAAGTGTTTAACCGGTGATTCAGGAAGCCTGATCAATGCTGAATTAGTTAAACTATACTTGCCTGTTTTAGCAGACGTTTCAAGGTCTAGATTGGCTTCACGACAAAGTTCTTGAGCAAAAGTACCTTTGTTATTGGCTGGATATGCATCTAGTGCTTTCATAATAACCCAAGCACGAACAGATTGATTTTGTAACAACTCTTTTGTAACAAGATCAGAATATCTTTGTAGCTCTTCTGTGATTTTAGCACGACTAGATTTTATAAGATCAAGATCGATCTTCATACCAACCATTTCCATAGGAATAGTTACCTCTTTATACACAGGCATAACTTCGTCTTCAAAGAAGAACTTCTCAAGGCCTTCTTCTCTAAGTGTATTCATGAAGTGGTGATATATCCTAAGAGTTAAGTCAGTATCTGCTGATGCGTATTCTGATAGCAACTCGAGGTCTGCTTTCCAGATTTCATAGTTTTCACGCGTGATTGATCCACCATTGTTTTTGATAGACTCTTTCATCTTCAACTGCTCTTCATTTGCAGCTTGTTCAACGTCTAGGCCAATTTCTTTTTGTATAGACTTAGCAATGTCTTTAAGACCAAACGATGAGCCTGCCATAAAGCCTGCGCCTTCTTCACGAACAGTGTGAACTAATAGTAGTGTATCAACATGAAGACTAGACAACAAATCTACGTCGTAAAAGCACTTAACGAATCTACAGTCGAATGATGCGTTGTGCATCACTAACTTCTTACCAATTAATAGTGAAATAGTTTTCTTTGCAAGGTCATGACAAAGCTTATCATCGATATAAGCGTCTTGCAGCTCGTTGTCCTTGAATATCATAGTAGGCATGTAGTAGCCTTTGCCAACTTCTCCTGATACTGAGAAGCCTATGATCTTACCTTTACGAGGGTTTAGGCTGTTTGTTTCTGTGTCAAACGCAATTAGGTCGTGCTGCTTAATGTGTTCAACCATCTGTTTTAGTGTATCGATGGTTTGAACTGTAACATAACTTTTATTCATAAACTTGATTAGTCTTTTTTATCTTCAGTCTTATAAGGAAATAGTTCGTTTAATTTTTCACGGCGTTTATTACAACCGCAGTCTTCTTTACCCATAGCCTTTGCAACTTTCTCTGCTACAATATCTAAACCTGTTGCATGAGTAATTTTGGCTACAGTATCACCTAGTCCTTTTGACTCTTCATTGTTTGTCTTGTTTTTCATCGATCTTCTTTTCTAGTTTTTGTATAGTATTACCAGCTGATATAGCAATAATATGAATTTGGTTCCAAAGATCTTGTATCTCTTTTTTGAGTGCGTCTACTTTTCTCATCTGCCATACTTGGATTAAAAGAAGTAAAACCGTCACTCCAAGGTAAAGGTACTCTCTAGTAATAGTAAACGTCATATAATTAATTTAAATAAATATAACAAATTATCACGACCTTTTGTCTTTTATGTTTATAGTGCCTTTCTTATATTTAGGATCATAAGGACAATGGCGGCAACCATTACCACAACACTGGCCTCGTTCTAAGTGGAATTGTTCTGTAAAAACCACTCGTTCACCTTCTAAATAGTAGTGTACGTTTTGTATGTACTGTTTTTTACTTTTTGCCTTTGCCATAACGATTTAAATGCCTTTTAGAATACTTGCATTGCAAAATGTGTTGTAGCAGCAGTAGTTGAAGGATATATCTGTTTAGATGTATCTATTGGAAATACTGAGTTAGTTAGTATGGCCAGGTCCATGTTAGCAGCTGTTCCTAATAAAGTAATATCATATTGCCCGGCTGTTAATATAGTTGTTGTATTATTAACAGGTCTTACGTCATAAGTATCGTATTGTGATGTATTATTAGCTCTTTGTGCTACTACAGATGGTATATTAACTGTTGACTTAGTATTGAAACTTTTACTAGCAGCGCCTCCATCAATAGTTCCACCACTTCCTCCGACTACGGATAGTGTACCTGTTACAGCATACCCTACTATTGAAGACCAGTTGCTAGGAGGGATCCTTATGAACTTGAACCCGGTTATAGTTATTGTTGATGTTACAACAAGTCTTCTAGCTGCTGAAATGTTAGTTCTAATTAGTGTAGTTGTAGTTGCCTGTCTTACACCGTTTATAATGTATTGCTCAAAGTTAGAATAAAATTCTGTTGGTGTTGGAGCAGGAGCTACTGATCCTGATGCACTCAGACTAAAATACCCTGAGTTATACTGATTTCTTAATTCAATATAACCGCTATTGTTTGTATTTGACAGTGTTATAGGCATCTAAAAATAAATATCCTTAGTCCTACTTAACTGGGCAGAATCCTCCTTCACATTCAGCTAGCTCCATTTCAGATTCTTTTACTTCAACAGAGGTAATTGGCTTAACATTCTTAGTCATCTCTAGATATTGCTCTTCTGTAATGGTCTCATAAGGAGCTTGATCGAAGCCGTGACCGTGGTATAACAAGAACGATACTGTCTTCATTTCATGGCGGAAGTGCTCTTTCAAGTACTTCTTGATGTCTTCGATGTCTTCTTTCTTGTAATATACGGTACAGCTTACAGAGTTATCTGACCATTCAGCTTGCATACGGCGAACCATATCCATCTGCGTCTTCCAGTCATAATCTGCGGCAACAGGTGTAGTTGCAGGCAGTTTACAAGGAAATGATATTACCATTGTAGACTTGTCTTCTGAACCATCAAACTTTCTTTGGTATTCGATGTGATAGCCGTGTTGACGACATACTTCAACTAGTGGAGACTGTGAAGAGATTCTTACACGACGAATGTAGTAAGGACCTGCTGGATTAGGATGCACTCCTGGAGTTACACCTGCTAACAAGCTGAGTGTACCGGATGGTTTAACTGTAGTTAGTTTAACACTAGTTGGAAACTTGTGCTTAGCAGAATATTCTTTATCATATTCACGAAGCCATACATAAGCATCTTTCAACCAGCTACGCTGCTCTTCTGTGGCTTGAAGAATCCCTGTCATACCAATTCCCATTCTCATGTTCTTGTTAACAATAGTCTCAGTCTCTTTCAAAGAACAATGAAGAGCTAGAGAGTGCTTGTTCATGCGGTATGCAAATGTGATAGCTTCTTTTAGCTCATCGTAAGAATCGATGTTAGGTAGATATACTTCAGCTAAACAACATGTTTCAAAGTTAGCAAGTGATTGCTCAGCACAAGGATTGAAGCCTTCTACTTCTGGGTCTGGATATTGTGTTTCACCTGTACGACCAACTGCTTTAGATAGCTCTAGGTTGATAAGACCGTAAGGTTCACCTTGGTTATAAGTCTCCCAGAACTCAGGAAGTAGATCGTCTGTATTCTCTGGTGCTACAATTGAGTTATTACTCATAGCTCTCCAGTTAGGAATAGAACCAAGATCCCAACGCTTGGCTTTCAAATACTCGATATCATCATAATCACCAATAGAGATCTGTGCAGAACGACGAACGTTTCCTGCTACTACCACCATACCAATAATGTTCATGATATCTAGACAGTCAATTGGTCTTAACTTCTTGTTAGCACGACCATTCAATATCTTGTTGATCTCAGCAATACCCCAACACAAATCTTCTGGGCCAGACGCTGTACCACCAAATCCTTTGATAGGAGCACCTTTCGATCTGATCAACATTGTAGAATAAGAAAAGCTTTCTCCAGAATAGAAATGAGCTTTCAATACTTTACCTAGAAGTTTAACCCAACCTTCACGAGTATCTGGTACAATGAAGTCAGCGTCTTTAACATCTTTACGTTCAATCTTAACTTTGCCTTTTAGTTTAGGTAGTTGATAAACGTTATGCTTTTGAATATTGTAGCCAACACCAGAACCTAGCATCAACATTTCAAAGGCCCATGTGAATGGTCTAATAGGATTGTTAACTGTAACGAATGCGCAGTTTTGAAGTGATGGTAGACCTAGCTTCTCTACAGTCTTTGTACCAAGCTGCCACATAAAGCGACCTGCTGTAGAGAACTTCAAGTTAAGCCTCATCTCAGCGTACCTCTTTTTCTCTTCTTCAGTAAAGCCAACTTTTAACTGCTTGTCTGAAGCGTCTAGTTCACGTTGTACAACTTGCCAAAACTCTTCTGTTTTAGAATTAGGATCATCCTCTTTTAGTCTTCTAGCATAAGTTCTTTTGAATGTAATGTAGCCAATTTCGCCCCAAGGGATAAGAATGTCCTTTGATTCCATTTTAGTTTTAGTTTTTAAAATAGTTTATATAATAAAGTGGCCTCTAAGAGACCGGTAAGCCTTCTAGTCGACAATATAACCTGTTTCTTAATCTTAAGTGATAAATGGTTCGATTAAGAACCTGGTAGGATAGCTCCTTTAGAGCTATTTTGAGACAAAACAGAATTACCTGTCTTCTGAATCTGATTGATCCTAGAGGTAGTTAATCTATCAAACTGATTATTTGAAGTAGTATTAAGTTGGGCAATCTTATCGTTATATCTTACAGGAGTAGCTTTAATACGGAAGTTATCTCCTTTGGTTGCCTTTTTAAGTAGATCAATCAAGAAATTCATAGGTGTCTGTTTTTCTCTAATAAATATCGGCTTTAGATATTCAGCTCAAAAAATTTCGAAGCCAGATATGCCTTCTCATCACGATCTAGACTGGAGCTATATCCTTTGTTAGATCCAGATATAGGAGTCGAGGTTTCTATGTTCAATTCGTCATCGTCTAGACTGTCAGGGTTGATCTCAATTGATCCGTTGTTGGTACTGATCTTGGCAGCATACGTCATACCATCCATACCATAACGGTTTTTCATAATATGAATACGGCCTGTACCATTTACCTTGTCTTGTCTCTTTCTAGATAATGACATAGCAAAGTCTGCGATCATCATCTTGTTGTAAGATCCTGCTGCCTTGTCACCTTCGATTACATCGTCTTTGGCACCTGCACGATTAACCTGTGATACAGTCCAAATTGGCACTTTCAACTCTCTTGCCATACCTTTGGTAGCAGTGTACACATCATCGATTGCATCTTTAGGATCAATTGACTTAGTCTTACTCTTCAATAGATCAACATAGTCTATAATAACCAGATCAGGAGGGTATCCTAGATCACGACACTTTTGGATATGTGACTCAATGGTATGTGTAGTAGCTTTTCCCATAGGAAACTCTTTAATGATCAACTTACCTTTTACCTTAGATACAGCTTCTTCAATAGCAGCTCTATGTTTATGCACAGCTTGTACATCGATTCCGGTAAACAATGAATCATATCTTTTACCTACATAGTACTCGGACAACTCTAGTGTGTAGTGACAAACAGTATAACCACGTTGTACTGCCATGGCACCCATATTAACTAGCATCCATGATTTACCACCGCCAGGATTTCCGAATATGATACCTAGGTCACCTGAACCAAGCCCTCCCATTAGCAGTTCATTCACGTGTGGCCACGCTGTAGGAATAGCTGCTCGTTCTTCTTCACGATATCTGGTCTCGATGTCTTTCTCGTATTCGTGGCCTATTGATTTGTCTTGACCTGCTTTTAACGCAGCGTCCATCATATACTTAATATCGTCGTACTGACCTTTCTCTAAAAGGCCTACTGAATTCAAGATAGCTTTCTTGATTTGTTGATTCTTACAGAAACTACTGAACTCTTGCTCTACATACTCGCGATCTTCATTAGAAGCCTTCAACGCTTCTTTTAACTGCTCGACTACTGATACTTTCAATACCTCATTCTCAATCTTTCTAACTTCAACTTGTAGTGCATCTACAGACTGCGTTGTATGATACTTGTAGTAGTAACGTAGTATCTCACCAACAATCCATTTATGTGCAGGATTGTCAAACATTTCGGTATCTAAGATATCGTTAATGTTTTGTAGAAACTCTTTGTGCTTAAGTAAGCTTGATAAAACCTTGATTTGAAAACCAATACCGTACTGCTGTAACTGATTTAAGTTCGACATAACTATTTATACTTTTGTAAATTGTGAAAATGATTGAATAACCATGTTTGTACATTTTGGATTGAGTTGCCTAACTCATCCTCATGATACAATGTAAGAAATTTCTGTGAATCGTAACCTTTATTTGGATTGAGTAGAACACTTTTTACTTCCTCTTCTGCTTCTTCTGGAATGTTAGGCCTTTTTAGATCCATTAGCCTTTGATTGATCCTAAGTTGAAACTCAAAGTTCTTGATCGACTGTAGTATCTTCTTCTTGTCATCACACTTTGCTAGAACATCATCTAGAGTTACTAGATCGTCTTTAGCCAACTCAGGAAACTCTTTCAACATTGTCTTAGATCCAAGCCCTTTTACTCCAGGTATATTATCTCCAGAATCACCTAATAGTATCTTTTGCGTCAAGAAGTTATTAGGGCTAACACCATACTCTGAAAGTACTAGATCATGGTCATAGAACTTCTTCTTTGTAGGCGAGTAGATAGTAACTTTATCAGACACTAGTTGTAGATAGTCACGATCACTTGACATGATTGTAACTTCACCAGGAAGCCTTTGACTAATATAACCAATAACATCATCGGCTTCTATCTTGTCGATAGAGATAAGATCTACTGGTAGTGTCTTCAAATAGAAGATTAGTCTTACTAATTGTTCAGTAATAGAGTCAGACTCTTCTTGCTGTGATTCAAATGAATCCCAAGTAGTAACTCTACTAAGTCCACGGTTACCTTTATAATCTGGGTAAAGCCTAACGATCTAAGAAAACCGGTTAAACCTCCAATATGTGATAGGTCTTTGTTAACCCAACCAATAGCAGCGAATGCTCTCAAGAAGGTGTTTAGTCCGTCTATTAATAGCACTCGGCTGTCTACTGAGTCTAGGGTTTTCTCCTCTTTTAAAGAGTCGAATATTTTTTTGTATTCTGGGTTCATTAGTCTGCTGTGTCAAATATATCTGGTGATAAGGCTGTTTCTTCTTCAACTACATCGAAAGACGTTGATCCAAGGACTTTCATCCATTGATCAGAGTACTCTTTCTTATAGTTATCAAGCTCCTTCTTATCATCATTGATAAATCCGTGCACAGTCATAATGACTTTATTAACAGCTGTAACACCAGTTACGTGATTCTTATCACAGCTAATTCTAGTTCTCTTAGCGAACTCTACTTCTTTACCATTTTTAGTAGCCTTGATCTTGTTTGTACCTGCTCTTGCAATGTTACCAAATGTGATAACTAAAGATGAGTCAAAGTACATGGTGTTACCACCTTTGTTATTGAGTGTAGGCTGACCCATTGGTGAATCAGGCTTTGCTACCCACACCTTATTAACTGCTACTAATGTATTGGTATATGGTTGAGATGCTTTACGTGATAATACAATACGCTGGTTAATGAAGTTACCAAACTGTTGTGACATGGCGCCTGCATTCCATTCGTTATTGTTTGTGCTTTTCTCAATCGACATTCTACAAGGAATTGATCCAACTGAATCCCAGAAGAAGCAGATGTTGTAAGGAAGTGTTCCTCTCTTTTGCTCATCTAAAATATCAGCGATAAACCCTGCTACGTCTTCAATACACTCAAGCCTTTCACGATCGATATATAAGAAGAAGCCTTTGTAGTCTACAACTTCTCCAGTTGCAGGGTCTGCTATCTCTTCAAATTGAAAGCCCATCTCACGAGCGTGATTCCAATCCCACTTCATCTCTGTGATAATAAACACAGGTAGTATTCCTAACTTTTGTGCACTAACAGCTGCTTCAAGTAGCGCAGTTGTTTTACCAGTATCAGAGTGTCCTCTTAAAAGTGTAATGTGACCAACAGGAATACCAGGAATTTGAAGTGTATCTTGAAAGGCTTGTGATAATGGTATCCAACTTTGTTCTTTGAAAACAACACCTGCAGATAAGTTCTTGCCTTTCTTAAACTTCTCTAGATCAGCTGTTCCTTTGATTGCACTAGATATAGTGCTAGTAAGCGATTCTTTTGCTTTTGCCATACAAAACTATTGAGTTAAAAAACCCTGGCTTTTATTGCCAGGGCTTTGTTATTAAATATCGAACAAATCATCAATTGCCGAATCTACACTTGGCTTAGTTGTACTAAGAGTGTACTGACTGTTTGCTGGTTTTTCCCATGGCAAATCAGATGCTGGCTTAGATTCTACAGTGTCAGCAGATTCTTTCAACTCTTCTTCAGGGTTCAAATGCTTAAGTAAAGCGTCTTTCATATCTTCATAGCTATATCTTTTGAATTGAGCTAGAGGATCTGGTTGGTTTTCAAGCCATAGTTTTACTTTGTTAGCATCTTCTGATAAAGGAGTTGCTTTTGTTCTTACACGCACAGTCGATGTGTTGTACATCAAGCCTGTTGTTTCTTTACCAGCTGTTTCAACTGTAATGTCACGGCCAGTAATAGGATCTGTGTAATCTCCTACATCCTCATCTTCAGCGATAGAAAGTAAGTCCATGTAGACTTGCTTACCAAACTCCCAAAGACGAACTCCTTTGTCTTCTTCACCACGTACAATTACAGGTGCAAAGACACGCATTTTTGGTTCAAGCTTCTTAGCTAATTGCCAATTGTCTTTTTCGCTAGACTTACGAAGTCCTTGTGCAAACTCAACAATAGGGTCTTTTTCACCAAAGTTAGTTAATGCCATCATAGAACGGTTGTTGATGCCATAGTGCATGTAAACCTCTTTGAATGGATTTTGTTTGTTAAACACAGAAGGTACGATACGCACCGAATGTTTACCCACGGCTGGCCTCCAAATGGTTTGGCTCAGATCTTTCTTTTGTCCTCCACGTGGATTCTGTAGAGCCGACAATCTTGATTTGATGACTGATATGTCCATATATAACTGTTTTGGTAAATGTAATGATTGTTCTAGAACGGAAAAAATCGTTCTATTAAGTGAGATAAAAAAACCCTTGTAATTAAGGGCTTTTCATTTATTTTGTTTTAGAATCCAATGCTTACAAGATCTAGATCTGTTTCTATCCAACGAATTTTAAGCACTAGTAATTTTTTTAACTTCTCTGAAGTAAGACGGGTATCTGGTGTGTCTATATCTACAACCACTCCACGGATACCATCAAATATTTGAGCGTGTTTGCCACCAATTATTTTTTCAAATGCTAAAACTTGCTTTTGTTGAACCGGAGTTAAGTTTTCAAGACTTGTTCTACGGGATTCATTTAATATGCCAGCAGTTTTTTGTAGCTTTTGTACCTCTGTTATATGCTTTTTCATGCTAATAAATATTAGACTGCAACGATCTTATGGATAGTAGTGTTTAACTTTTTTAGGTCGTCACCTTGAGTCAACAAGATAGAATTCTTATAGTCGTTCCAGTTGATCATGAACGATGTATCTAGTACGCCATTATTTAGCTTCTTGATCAAAGTGTTCAAGGCGTTAATGGTATAAAGAGTGTTTGACTCTTTCTTTCTATGGAGTAGGATAGTATTAGGAAGGATCTTAGTCTGGCCACCTTGAAGTTCAATATTGTAGGTGCACATGTATTCCTCAGACTCTGGAGAAGCCAAAACGAATATCTTTTTATATAAAATAGTGTACTCTCTGTTTATCTCCCTAAGGGTATCGTCCAAACCATCTTTGGAAGAGAAAGTACAAAACAACTTGTTCATAAGCGATTCTGCTGTAATTTCAATTATTTTGTGTTCTTGCATAACTTTTATTAATTAATTATAAATATTGAATATAGTACTAGAAAGCATAGTTGGTTCCGTATTTGTGTTTTACAATCATGTCGTTCTTTTCTAACACTTCTTTTATCTTTTTTAGTAGTGTTTTTCCATCTTGCTGGCTGAAGTCAAACAAGAAAGAATCATAGGTGATCAAGATTAACTTACTCTTCTTCTTACTTAGAAGTTTGTTTATCTCCAAGATCTTGTCAATGTTCTCTTTGGTCTCTAGATTCTGGACAATGTAGTTGAACAATTTTAGCTTGTTCATGCCAGGCAGCTTCTTCAAGATACGGCCAGTAGGTAGGACAGCTGCTTTGTGAGCATTGTACTTCTTCCATTCTTGATCAATAAACTCACTCAGATGTTTAAAGAAGTCAATATGTTTGTATTGGGCTTCAATACCACCATACAGTTGCCTAAACGTAATGGTCTTTGATTCTTTATACTGCTCATCAGTTAGCTCGTCCTGGTTGAAATATGCGCGTCCTAGATACACGTGCATAGATTCTTTTGGAGGCTCAAAGCCAATCAACCTAGATATTAGTCTTAGGTGATACGCATCGAAGTCAAACTCTACTAGAAAGTCATTCTTTGGAACAAAGCACTGTCTAAAGTCTTGGTCTTTAGGAATGGCTAGAAAGTTAATCCCATTGAATGAGTTAGTAGGCCTAGCTGTCAAATTGTACAGGTTATAGTAAGAATAGATAGTATCACCTAACAAACTATATTCTGGGTGTTGGAATTGGAACTTCTTATTAAAGCAGCTTAGATCAACTTTGATACCTGACTCTTCTACACCTTTATAAGCCTCAGTCAGTCTTTCTTGAAGTTCAATGTCCATCTCAAGATGGAAGTAGTCTCTAACCAACTTATACAAGCACTCACACTTTTCATAGTGTTTAGCGATTGGTATGATCTCATTTAGTGTAGGTAGCACAGGGTACTTTATATAAAAGTCTTTATGTACCACTGTGTCACAATTAAAAGAACTGTACTCGTTGTTTTTATCTAGACAGATAAACTGTACATCGATTGAGTTAGGTAGATCTAAGAAGTACGAGTGAAACTTCTTGTCAAGTAGATAGATCTTAGTGTGCTTCTTTAGAAAGTCTTCTACTAACTTTAACTCTAGAGAAAAGCCTTCTGAGTGATTAATAACAAACACATAGCCTTTCTTACCATTATGATAATATACTAAACTGGCTCTTGAAAGTTTAGGGTGATAATAATCGTTAGAAGTGACTATCTGTATAAACGCCTCGTCTGAAAGTTCTAGACGCTGTAATTGTTCTTTATCTTCAATGATGAAATACATAACCTGTTATTAGTAACAATAATATACTATTGTAGCGATAGTAAAAAAACTATCTACATAGTAGGTCTAGCAAATTTTGCGTAGTCACCACCAATGAAGTCAAGTGTCGTAGTCAGCAGTACCATTCACAATTGAGTTATACTCGTCTTGAGATATTTCTGTAACGAAGCCTCGCTCGTTTTCTTTTTTAGTAAAGTAACGTATGATGTAACCTTTCTTATAATCTTGATCTGTTGGTTGAGGATAGTAAGAATTAGGTTGGCCTGGTATTCTAGTATTTGTTATTGTAGAAGCTGCGACTCCTGTTTTATTAGCAAGATCTCTTCTAGATCTTGTAGACAAATTAGTATTACTTAATCCAGGAGCAGACTGATAAGATGGGATCCTTTGTAAAGGTTCGCTAGGTCCTACTTCTGGGCTAGATCCTGTAAACGCTCTACCATCATATGTTTCGTAGTACCTACCAGAATAAGGTAATCCATTCAGCAAAAATTCTGTTCCTGCTGTGTTTAAATTTGGTTTTACTGCAAATGATGGATAATATCTTAACATATTAACCTAATAAAGATTTTTGAACATAAATATAAAAATCATTAACTGTTAAAGGATCTCCAGGTCTTTTTCCTGCTGCTGTTGCAATTGCAGGATTTTGTCTAGATATGATACCAGCAGATTGATTTTTAGATTCTATTAGAGAGCTTAGTGGTTTTCCTACTGCTGCTGGGAAAAATACATATAGATAAAGATCATAAGCATTTCTAAATGTGTTGTTACCAAAATACTTTTCTACATAATCTAATTGCTTTAAAGGCCCCATTGTTTGAAGTTGATCAGTAGTGACTCCTAAACCGGCAGCTGTTTTTGGTAAAAATTGGATAAGTCCTACTGCTCCTATAGAATTTTTAACAGATGAATTAAACTTACTTTCTTTATAAAATACTATGTATAAATCATCTGCAGTTACTCCTAATTTAGTTGCTATTTGTTGAACTCTTTCTGGAACTCCTGTGGTGGCTATAAAATTTTTATACCCTTGACTATTTTTTATATAGTCTGGAAGTGTAGTTGATCCGGTCGATGCTTGAACAGGATTATTAACAATTGGATTAGCAGGATTAACTCCAAATTGAACTGTTGTATTTGTTAACTGTTTAACAGATCCTACAAAATCAGTTTTATATTTTAAGAAAATCATATTAGCTCTAACCGCTGTAGTCCATTGATTATTTTTTGATAGTCCTTTTTGGTCTTGTACAATACGATTATTGTATGTGTAAGGAAGAAGTTGATCTGATATACTAAATGCTTGACCCATAGTAAAACCAGATATTCCATCTGTTGTAAAATTAACAGATACAGGAATCATAGCCGACGCTCTAGTAGGATATTCAGTATTTTTTATTTTACTCATCCTTTCTATATAGTAGTTAGTAGCTTGAGACACATTTGAATCTGATGGATTAATTTTACTATAAAAGTCAGATATAGTTTGATTAAATTGTATCGCGGCTGCTTTTACAGTATCTTGATCTGTTGCTTTACTTCCAGTTATATCTCCTTTAATCGGTATGAATCTATCTTTATAGCTAGTATTAATAAAGCCGAAATTATCTCCATTAGTAGAAAGAGTTGATTTTCCTGCTACGTCTGAATTGGCAGATATAGCGATCATATTACTCAACTTAGTGCTAATATCTGTTTTTATTTCTAGACTCTTGGCTATACTAAACTTACCTACTAAAGGAATCTCACTTATGTTACTAGGTTGTAACATTTCCTCTCCTTCTAATGGCGGTGTTACTTGGTCATCTACTATATGAAAAGTATTGCCTCCGTCATTGTAGGCCAGTCTTAACAGACTAAAATTGCCTAAATATTTGTTTATGTCTAATAGCAACTGCTCTAAAAACGGCTTTAAGTATATGCTATTAGTTCCATCTTTTAGGCTATAATCTCTAACTAGTTCAATAACATAATCTATACTAATTAAAACATTCATGATTTTTGCTCTGTAGATATTATTATTTGCTTCATCAAATTTGATAGGAGGTATTTGACTAGACAAAGCGTCATCATTAGATGTATTAAATAAAGGCGTTGTTTCGTTACTTCCAGAAAGAGGTTGTATTTTTGTTTGATCCTTAGTTAAAATGTCTTTTAAAAACAAATCTTGATAGTCAGTAAAGCTTCCTTCAAACGGGATTAATACTTTAAAAGGATTTGTACTTAAATGTTTTGTGTTAGATAAAAAGAAGTTTACATTAGGATTAAAATCAATATAAACTAAAGGAGTTTGAACTGTTGAGTCTTTAGTGTCATATATAGTACAACTATGATTAAGTATCATTAATAATAGACCTAATGGAATATATACTGGGTGGTTTGTAGTTACGCCTTTTACTATCTCTTGACTTATTTCATAAGGAACTACATACGCATTTAATAACCTTTTAAAATCAACATTTTTTTGATTCAACTCAGCTGTTGTAATACGGCCTGCCATCAACTCAGTTGCAAAACCATACTTAGATTGTATTTTAAATCTATCTTCTGGATTCTTAGGATCCGTATCTACTATAGTACCTTCTACTAGTTCTGTAATATATTTAGAAAATATACCATTAGAAAATACCTGAGAATAAAATGTAGTGTTTCCAGACTTGTCATTTTTATCCCAGATAGGTAATGTATAAACTTTTCTACCAATTGAAAGATCATTGTTGCTTGCACCAATAGCTTTATTAAGAGCATGAACTTGAATAGTTCTTAAAGTTAATTCAAGCCCTGATTGTAATTGTAAAGCTTGTTGTATCTGGGTATTAGCTGCTTCTTGTGCCGCTGCTTGTTCTTCTGCAGTGGGTCCTTGATTTTGATTTTGTGCAGCAATAGTAGCTTCTACTACTTTAATGTCAGGAGCTTTTGCACCTTTAATTACACTCTGTATTAAATTAGAATCTGTTATATATAGAGAAATTCTAACATTAACACTAACGTCTCCTGTGGTATCTATAACAGAAGACCCTCCTATATTATTTACTTCTTTTTTAACTTTGTCATTAACTACAACTACTACATCTTTTGTTAATGATAATATAGGAAAAGATAATCTATTTTCTTTATTTACACTATTAACAGTCGAATCTATTTCTCCAATCTCAGCATATTTTAATGTACTTACACCTAAAGTAAGATTAGATACATTAAAACTTCCGTCTGTTTTTATTTGATTTATTGCTTTAGTATAAACTTCTTCAGAATTAACTGTGTCTCTTGAAAAACTAGGATTAATAGTTTCAAACTCTACTTTTATTCCTATAGGATATTTTTTTCCATTTATTCCTAAATAAGAAAATCTTTTAGCTCTTATATCTACAGTATTTCCTCTACTAGTCTGTATTAGATCGGCTGTCTTAAATAGTTTTGCTTCTACAGGAAGAGCATAAAATAAAGCGGCTTGTTTTTGTAAAAGAGCAGTTGTGCTTACAGGATTTGAAGGATCTGCTGTTTGACCACCTTGAAAATTAGAAGGCGGTTTGTTAGAATCAAAAAAACTAGTTACAGTATTAAAAAGATTTGTCGTATTTATATTTACTGATGATACGAGATCTGTTGTATTATTTACAGGAATAATCGCTCCAAATCTAGGAATTAACCAAGACCAACCTCTATCTTTAAGTTCATAAAAATAGTCTATATTATTGTCGTAATACCCAGTTAATTTTTGTTGAGAATTTGGAAGACCGGCTCTTTTAGCAATAACAAATTTCTGCTCATTAGTAGGTTCTTTATCTACTGTATTAATTTCTTTGTTTAAAACTCTAAGAATCGATTCTTGTTGACTAGTTGGTGCTGGTGGCTCCGCAGGTGGTATATTTTGAGCAGCGGCTATTTGAGAGAGTGTTTGATTATACCTTCTAATCTCTTCTGCTAATATATTAGGTAGATCTTTTGGATTGTTAATCTTAATAGCGTCTCCTAATATACCGAGAGCCATTAGTTTAATAGTGCAATCATAACCTCCGTCTTGATTATAAGTAAAATTAAAGTTAGTAACCATGCCTAGCATAGCATCATAGTTACCTTCTGATTGCCTAACATTTTTGCTTATTTGTATAGCAATTTCTTCTTTAGTAAGATTTTGTCTAAAAGGGTCTATTGAATAAAGTTCTGTAGATTGTACTCTGCTACTTCCTTCAGGATAAAAAAAAGTTTGTCCCCATTCTAGGAACATGGTAAAACCAAGCTTAAAATAAAGAGCGTCGATAATATCTAATTGGGCTTTATCCCAACATTTAAAGTTAATTGTTGCAGCTCTAAGTGATCCTAATTTACCTTGCGTATCAATAGTAACAGATTGAATACCTGGCATTGGCCTATAACCAAATTGTTGTATTTCACTTGTTCCTAATATACCGTAGGCGCCATCTTTACCAAGTCCTGCTCTTTGTTGATATGAATTTTCTCTTAGATATTTTGATGTGCCGCCGAATAAAACAAATTCCTTAGCAAGATCTTCTTTGTTCTTTATTGAGTCTCCTACTACTTTTCTAAAATAATCTATATCATTAGGATTCAATATATCAATAGAAGAAACAAGTCTTATCCAAGCGGTTTTATTCGCTATAAATAAGATATTATCATTGTCTCTAGAATCTCTAGCTCCTTGATTAGCTCTAGTATCCAATTGGTTTATTAACCATTGTGGAATTTTAGTGCCAATAATATTTGATATCTTATTGCTATCAAAAGCCATAACTATCTAATTGCATTTACTAACTTGTATGTATTAATTGCGCCTGCTAAATCTACTGGTATACGAAGCTGTGTTCCTGGTTCTACTACTAGTGAATCTCCTGGTAGTGCGTTCGCTGAAGCAATTACCCACCAAAAGCTAGAATCACCATAGAAATCAAAAGCCAACAGATCTAATCTATCACCTAAAACTGTAATAATATAATTATCATCATTAGTAGGTGGTATTTCAGGGTAGATATTATTTACGTAGTATTCACTACCTGTTGCTGCTGATTTAATAACTTCTATATTTTGATATCTGTAGTTCATATATTAATTCTAGGTATTGGTTGATTTTCAGCAATTTGTTCTGCTAATCTAAGATTTGCATCTAATCCAGAATCAACTGTTCTTAATTCACCTAGAGTTGCTTCGGTTTGTGCAATAGTAAATTGTTGTTGTATAGTTGGCTTAATAAATGTAGTAGGATCTGATGGCGATGATTTTGGTACGTTAGCTATTAACGCAGATATATTAGAAGTTACTGTCTCTGTTGTAGTAGTTTGCTCTGTAGTTGCATTAGTAGTTTTACTAATTGTAGATGACGTGTTAGGTCTCTTAGGAAGTACATCAAGAATTGGTCTGAATGTAACTGCTACATCTACTACTTGAGGGAGTTGCGCAATATTTCCAGATTGATCATTTTCTATATTAATCTCCCAAGGAGTATTATTATCAACTGTCATGTTGATTGATTCTATAAAGCCAGGCACACGATACAGATAATCACCAATAGTTACACGAACTACAGGAGCTCTCATTATACCTTGATTAGGACTATAGTCTGGATAAACTTGTCCCATCAACATGTTAAGTTTGTTATATAGAGGTCTAAGATCTTCACGTGATTGCGCAGCGACTCTGAAAGAGAATCCTACAGTTCTAGTAAAACCTTGATAGGTAAAAAAGTTTTCACCTCTACCTATATATTTAAATGAGTTTAACTCAGCATTATTTGTGTCAGTAATACCTGCTGTTAAAAACGCTCTAAAGAATATAGCAGTTGAATAAGTAGGAGCATCATTAGAGATTGCTTCAAAAACAAATTTAATAAGATCTTGACTACTATCTTTATTCTGTTGTACTTCCCAAGGTGCTTGATCATTTCTAAACAAGAAAGGATAAAGAGTGTTCATTTTATCTTTATATCTTCCTGCTTGAACAGTATAAAATCTCTTATCAACAGTATTGTTACCCCATGGTATGTAATTAGGAACTCCGCCGAATCCAGTTAAACCAGGAAGTTGATTTCTAAAGTCTTGTAATTGAGGAACTGGGTTATTAAGATTAGACTTTTGTGCTAACAGCTGATCATAGTTCATGGCTGTGCTTGATCTCAATCTAGTTGTATCAACAACTCTAGGAATTGTAGTTGTGCCTATACCATAAACAGAATTAGGCCCTCCTAGATATTGGAAGATCATATTCCTGTTAAGTGATATACCAAGGGTGTTTACTAAATTAATATCTGGGACATTTGCTGGATTTGCAAATGGATCTCCTGTGGTCATTTTAAGACCTAAAAGATTATATAGCCTATTAGACGCTTTCTGGTTGTTAACGTTTTGCGCGTTAACTATTGAATAGTAGAACTTTTCAAATGGATTAAATGGCACCAAACCTGCTCTATTAGCGTGAAAACCTGTTCCAGATACTCCTACTTGAGCTAATGTGTTTGCACCTAGATTATACACCCTAGTGTTCTCTAATAAACCAGGATAAGGAAGTCCTTGAGGAATACCAAACAAAGTGTTGCCTGTTTCAATCTTAGGATTAGATAGTTGAAGTCCTACTTGTTTTTGTATAAAAGCAGTGCCTCTTGGCTTATCTTCAAAGAATTTTTTGATCCTTGACCTATCTATTTTACTAGAAACAGTAAATGATTGTGATCCTAAATTAAACTCTAATTGACCTCCTCTAATAGGAAAATCTAAACCTCCTGTTGAACCCGCTCTATAAATAGGTAGCGTATTACCTGTAGGATTAGGTGTGTCAGGCATTATAGTTTGAATATAAGGAAGGCCTGATGAACCATATCCAGGTCTATCATTACCGAACCTGAGATTCTTAAGGTTTGATTGTAGGTTAATTAAAGGCATTTATTAATTTATTTGACCTGTTCTAAGATCTTGATCAGCAGCTTTACTATATCTAACTTCTGCTTCTCTTTTACTATCAACTAAATAAGCATTTACATTTACATTAAGTGATTCATTTCTATTACCTTTAACCATTTTCATATCATCTTGAGCTATAGTTGTTACATTAGCTGCTGTTGTTGAAGCTGCAGCTTTATCTCCAACACTAACTCCACCAAAGTCTCCACCTAATGATCTAATTCTGTTAGGGGCATCTTTAGAAAATGCTTCAAATTTTCTTTCAAAACCCTCATCTATACCAAAGCCAAGAGTTATAAAATCTATAGCATTTATAATACCGTTAGCAATTCCTAAAACAGCTTCAACTGCAAAAGCAAAGAAGTCTCTAAGTTTACTTATAATAGCTTTGATGTTTTCTGGCTTAGAGATATATTCAAAGAAACCTTCTATCTTTTCTATAATGCCACTCTTCTCTACAAAGTCAGCTATTGATTGTTTTATCTTCTCCATGAAGCCGCCAATCTTTTCTTGAAGAGAGGCGTTTGTTAAGTTTTGATAAGCTTCTTCACCAGTAAGTCTAATAATCTCTTCTTTAGATTTACCTTGTGCTTTTAATGCTTGTACTTTTGCTTGTTTGACTTGTTATTTCTTTTGCAGCAGTTGCAAGATCATTGTTCAAGAAAGCTTCACGAGCTTTAGTTAAGTTAATATCTTTTCCAGTTAATAGTTGAGCTTCAAACTCTTTTGATATAGACGATTCAAAGTCTAAGAATGAATCAGCTATTGAATCAAGTTGCTTTAACTCCATACCCATTGACTTAACAGTAACTAATGATTTAGTTAACTGTGCTGGGTATTTTGCAAATGTAAGACCTAAATATCCTCCTAAATTAGATGCTTCTTTAAGTATTTTCTGATAGTTAAAGCTAATTCCTGTTGCCTGTTTTAAACCTGCTACTTGTGATAAAACAGATTTAGTTATACCTTCTGAAGATTGTCCTGTTAAAGTTGACGCTTCAACTATACCTTTTCTTGTTTCTAAGTCTAGGCCTGCTATATCTCTTAACTTAATGTTAGTAGCTAACTGTTCATTAGTAAGTCTGTTAGTTACTCCTAAAGCATCAGCTAATTCCATTTGAGACTCAACCATCTTTTGGCTATTGATGAATAAGTCTCCAGAAGAAACACTAAGGCTAGCGAACTCCATTTTGATTGCTCGAGCTTCACCTGTTGAAAGGTTCATGGCTCTTGCAAACTTTACAGTTTGATCTTGTATTCCTACTATATAATCAAATACAGATTTTAATCCGCTAACAATCCCTCCTATAGCGGCTCCGGCTAAAGGTATTGCGGTCAAAGGATCTGTTATAGCTTCTTTTGTACCTAAACCTAGTTTATTAGCAAAGAACCCTAATGCCTTTCCTGATAATCCTATGCTTTTATTAATTTCTTTTTCTACGTCTAGCTCTTCTTGTAATAATTGAACATTTTCTTGAGCTATTTTGTTTGCTTCAATAGTAGCAGCATATCTTCTTTCATCTATATTAAGAGAAGACTCTTGTTGTGATATCTGATTATCTAGTGTGGCTAATTGTTGGCCAAGAGATCTAGCTAAAGATTGGTTGTTTTGTAACTTAGCTCTTTGGATATCTCCTTCTATCTTTTTTCTATTAGTTATATTGGTTATATAACCTATAGCATTTTGTTTCTCTTGATCACTCATGGACTTTTCTAAGTCCGATATCTTCTTGGTTGTGAGGATGTCTTTTTCCTTAGCCTTTTGTAACTCTTTTTGTATGTCTTTGGTATTAATGGTCTCTCTATTAAGAGCCTTTACCTTAGAAATAGAAGCGTCTCTTAAGTCATTTATCTTAGATAAAAGATTTATAGACTTATTTAATTCAGAGTTAGAATCCTGTTGAAGCTTTCTAGATTGCCTAATCGATTCTTCTAACTGCCTACTGATATCTATTTCGTCTGCCATTTACTGTATTGTATTACCTACGAATAAATATTTACCTTTTGGTTTTTACCTTAGATACAAAGGTAGGCTCTTCTGACTTCTTGACGAAGTCTGGCAGTTTGATCTTACTAGGATCCGTCTTCTCAGTTACCTTTTGCTGGTTTTGATTGCGCATCTCTTCAACCTTCTCAAGATATTCATTGATCTTCTTTAGGTTGAATCTACGTTTTGGAACGTCCATGTTCCATACCTCAGAATAGGTAAAACCACCTCCACCATGATAGGTGAGTTCAAATACCTCGGTCATGAATGCGGACCTATAGTCCGCTCCCGGGAAAAAAGAACTCGGCACCCATTGGAAGGGAGGTTTGTATCTCTGTGCCGTCTTTTAAAGTAAATGATACAGTAGTATCGATATCAGGAGTTACATCAGCTATATACTTTCTAAGTTCAATAGAATCTCTAGATAGTAGGTATCCTTGATCAATAAAGTCTCTGACTGTCTTAACAGAATAATCCCCATTAACAGATGTAATCTGGTGTTTAAGTCTTGTAGAAAGCGTACCGGCGTCTTGGCCTACAATTTTCTTCATACCTTTTACTTCTTCATCAATCTTTCTATCATCAACCACAGTTAGAATCTTGAAAGTAACTTGGTTCTTAGAATATGGAAGAGTGAAAGCAAATTCATTTTTATTGTTGAATTTAGACCAATCTAGCTCTTTATACTTAAGAGTTTGTAGATCTACGTCTACTTTCTCTTCTTCATTAGTATTTGGATTAGTATACTTGAAAGAGTAGTCTTTACCATAGGCTAGAATCCTAGCGGCTATCAGTAAGCCATTCCTGTCACCTAAGGTTAGGTCTTCGTAGTTGATAGGTGATTTGATTAGGCTCTTTAGCATCTTCTCGATGGCGAGGCCCTGGCGAAGTAGGTTGACATTTGTAAGGATGTCTTCCTCTTTCGCTGTCATGTACTTCATTTCAACTTGGCCAGATGATAGTTGGTTTTCTTTTGGGTAGATAAGACCTTTTGAAGGTAGGTCGATCATTTCTGTAGGTACCGTAAACTTTTGTTCACTCATAAACTATTGTCTTTTATATATAAATATACTAATATCAAATTTACCAAAATAAAAAAAGCCTCTAGTAAGGTCACTTATATTTAACGCTGTATCCTTTGAACATTATTCCGTGCTTGGTTTTCAGTCTATATCCTATTGTCCTAAAGTCTATATTGACTTTTTTACTCAATTGTAGAGCACTGCCTGCTTCTATAATAGTGCCATCTTCTGATTCATATATAACAGCTCCTTTACTAGCTCTTGATTGCTCTCCTACTTTACCTATTTTAGACTTGCTTGCAGCTATAGACATGTTTCTTCTTTGTTCATCAGTGGGTGTCCAGTTCTTTTTATTACCAAGGCCATTCTTATTGCCTTTCATTATCTGACCCATCTTCTCTTTGAATGAGTCAGTCTTGTCTCTCTTCCAAAGGTGCATGAGTAATTCTCTGGCTTCAACATACTCTTGCTCAGTTATCTTTCTGCCATTATTATAAGTCATTCTGTGAAATGCCCACAACATTTTCTGTCCATATACAGAATGGTGCTTAAATGACTCAGCTAAATACCTGTGTGCTTTGTAGTGCTCTTCTGCTGTTAGTAGAACTGTTGAGCTCTTCTTACCAAATGATGTAGGTACAATATGATGGCGTTCGTAGTATGTGCCTTGACCTTTCTTTCTGTCTTCTGCTATTGCTTTACGTATAATAGCAAAGTAATTTTTGAGCATAAAAAAACCTCCCCTTTATAATAAATATCAGGGAGGTTAGTAAATTAGAAGTTAAGTACTCGATATTATATCAATAGTTCAAAACACAATAATCCATGCCGATTGACATAGTCAATTCAGTTGGATCTGATGTTGACCAGTCGTAGTTACCAAAAGTAGCTTCTTTAATGAAAGCTCCTTTGATGATCCACTCACTTACGATATCACCTACAGGACCTAGAATAGACAAGTTAAGATCTTTCTTATAAAAGTCAGAATAACCATCGCGGCCTGTTACAGACTCATGGTGTAGACGTACCCACTCAATTACAGCTTGTTGGCCAGATGGAGAGATTGGGTTATAAAGAGACAAAGTCATATCACGCCATTCAGCTTTACCTTTGATCTTACGGTAAACGTTGATGTGATCAAGTTTAATCTCATTTAGAGTAACACCAGGAGCGTCTGCCTTCTTGATCATATAAGATGGAATACCATCAATGTACATGATAAAGCGGTTTGATACTGTAGGTTCAAACGCTGTGAACATTATTTCATTTGGATCCAATACTGGCATTGTATATGCGATTTAGTTTCTTACTATAAATATTCAATAA